AGAGCAACGAACTCGCCGGGATGCCCGAGAACACGCAACCGCTCGTGATTCCCGCGCGCGAACTCATTCACGATCGGTGGAACTGCCTGTATCACCCGTTGTGCGGCATCTCGCCGCTCACGGCAATTACCGGCGCGATCGCGCAAGCCAAAGCGATTTCCGATAACAGCACGACGTTTTTCGCGAAGGGTGCGCGGCCCTCGGGCGTGTTGATTGCGCCGACGAAACTAGACCCGCTCTCGGCCTCACGCTTGAAGGCGGACGCGGCGAACTTCAAGAGCGGCGAGATCCTGATCGCCGAACTCGGGATGAAATACGAGAGCGTGTCGACCTCGGCCGTTGATGCGCAAGTCATCGAGCAGCTCGGCTGGACGGAAGAAAAGATCTGCGAAGTGCTGGGCATGCCGATCAGCATCCTCAACAGCAGTAAGCAGCCGCCGTATGCGAACGCCGAAGCCTCGCAGCTGCAATACAAGTCGCAGTGTCTCGAACCCCATCTCGTCTCCATCGCGACGTGCCTCGGCGAAGGGCTCGACTTGCCCTCGTATCTCACGCTGGAATTCGATGACACGTTGCTGATCTGGATGGACACGCTGACCCGCGTGCAAGCCGCGCAAGCCGCGACGAGCGCGGGCGTGCTGTCACCGAACGAGGCGCGATCCGAATGGTTCGGCCTCGGGCCGGTGCCGGGCGGCGAGACACCCTACCGCCAGCAGCAGGACTGGCCGTTGTCGACGCTCGCGAAGCGCGAACCGCCGACCGTGCCGGCCGCACCGCCCGCGCCAGCGCCCGATGAGGAAGAGGTCGAAGCGTGACGCTCGAATTCTCGCGCGTGACGTTGCCGGCGCTGTGGACCGTCGATCAGGCGAAGGTGCATCTGCGCATCACCGGCACCGCGCACGACGCCGACATCGCGCAGAAGCTCGCCACGGCGCAGGAAGCGATCCTCGGGTATCTCGCCGTGGCGGCCGATCCGACGTGGACCGCCGCGACGGCGCCCGCCGCCGTCACGCATGCGATCCACATGCTGACGGCGTATCTCTACGAAGACCGGGGCGACGGCTCGCAGCCGGACGTGTGGCCGAAAATCTACGCGCTGCTCGCCGCGTATCGCGATCCGACGGTGGCCTGATGGCGCGCGGCGACTGGCGGCACGTCGTCACATTCCAGAACCCGGGGCCGGCGGGCACGTGGATCGATCTGGACCCGGCGGTGTGGTGCGTCAGCTTGGCGCAAACCACGGGCGACGACATTGGCGTGTTCATCGAACCCTCGGCGGGCACACCGATTAGTTCGGCCTCGTATCTGGTGCGCGGCGATTTTCACCCGGGCGTGACGACGAAGACCCGGATGGTGTTGGGGAGTCAAACGTTTGCGATCACCAGCGTCGAGAATGTCGAGATGCGGGGCGTCGAGATGGCCTGTCACGCCGTGCCGCTGGTGATGTAAATGCCGATTCAAGCCGCCCTCACGATTCAGGGGATCGCCGAATTGAAAGACGCACTGGCGAAGCTGCCGGAGGAACTCAAAGGGCAAGCGACGCAAATCGTGCTGGATACCGCCTACGCGGCGGCGAAGGATGTCGAGAGCCAGTATCCAACGGGGCCGGGCACGAGTAAGAACGGACGGAAGATTCCGCCCGGCCAGCTGAAAAAGGGCGTGAAGGTGTTCCCGCTCGACGTGGGCGCGTTCGCCGTGGCGGCGCAAGTGCGATCGACCTCGCCGCATGCGTGGTGGCACGAGAACGGCTGGAAGCTCAAGCCGCGCGAGACGAGAAAGAAATGGAATCGCGGGACGATGTTTGGCGTGAAGGGCGTCCCGCGCCCCGTGTTTGTGCCGACGATGATCCGGCATCGCCGCTGGATGTATCAGAAGCTCGCCGTGTTGCTGGAATCCGTGGGACTGCTCGTCAAGCACGACGAAGCGGCGTGAAGTCCTTAACGGCGCGTTAACGACAAGAGAGAGGGTGCAGCGATGGCAATTCTGACAGGGCGCTATGGACAGGTGAAGTGGGATCAGGCGGGCGTGACGGCCGTGCCGATCATTTCGTTGAACGCGTGGACTGGGGATTTTAAAACAGAGTTTGAGGACGTCACCTGCTTCCAAGACACGAATCGCGTCTACGTGCCGGGGCTTCGCAATAGCGAAGGCAGCCTGTCCGGCTTCTGGAATTCGCAAGAACTCGCGCTGTTCAAAGCGGCCGAAGCGACGACCCCCGGCCTCCTCGAGCTCGTCCCGAACAGCACGGAGCCCACCTATGCGTGGTCGGGCCTCGCCTACATGGACGCCAGCATTGACGCGAGCCTGCAGGCGCCGAAGATCACGGGCAACTGGAAAGCGGCCGGCGCCTTCGCGATGAAACCGGTCGTGGCCGCCACGGGTGCGACCGCCGGCACCCCGGGCACGTTCACGCCAGCGGGCGCCGCCGCCCCGGCGAATCTCGCGGCGATGACGGGGAAAACGGCGAACCCCGCAACCAACTGGGTCACGGGCCAATACATGCTGCTCGGCGATGCGAGCAAATGTAACTGGAACGGCACGACGTGGGTTGCGGGCATTCACGCCTAGGCGCGCGTGTTCGATTCGCTCACAGTGAACGGCAGTGCGGGGGCGATCCTGTGGGGGCACGGGGTCGCCGTCGACTTGCGATCGTGGCGCGTGGCGCGCTCGCAAGCGGACCCGGTGTGGACGCTGACCGCGACGATCGCCCACGTCGATAAATTCCAAGCCCGGCAAGCGCCGCTGCTGTTCACGGCGCCGCGTGCCGGCGGCTATTGGGCGTGGCCCGTGCGCGAGATTTCGATCGGCGAGACGAATCTCTGGGCGCGGCTGGGATCCCCGGAACAATAGGAGGCGAGTCTATGGGCCGCTGTCGGATGGTCACGCCCGAGTCGGTGCGCTTGCCGCTCTCGGACGGCGACTTCATCACCGTCAAGAAAGAACTGAACGCGGGCGAAGGGCTGGATCTCGAAGCCGAACCCGCGCCCCGCACGCTGCCCGTGATCCTCGCGTATCTCGTGGGCTGGTCGTTTGTCGGCGCGGGCAACGAACCGATTCCGTATAGCCCGATGCAGTCGATCGACGAGCGGCGCGCGACGTTGCGCAATCTGGATACCGCGACGATGGACGAGATCGTCGAAGCCCTCGCGCCACACCTCCGCGCGAATCGGCGCGCCGTCGAGGAAAAAAAAACAATCCCCGAACCCGTGACCGCATGAGAACCACCCTCGCGCTGTGCAAGATCATGGGCATGAGTTACGACGACATCCGCGCGCTGCCGCAGGCCGTGTATGAAGTGCTGATCGAAGATGTGCTGGCGCGGCAGGCCGATCAGGAGGCGCTCGTCTAATGGCGCAACTCTCGGGCGTGATGACGGCGGATTTCTCGGACTTCCATTTCGAGATCGATAAGTCCGTCGTGAAGCTGAAGGATCTCGAAAGCGCGTCGGGGCATACCGACAGCGCGATGGGCGAGTTCAGCGAAGGCTTGGGCGTGGCGGATAAAACCCTCGCCGCCCTGGGCGTCCACATCGGACCGCAGATTCGGGCGATTCAGGAACTTGGGAATGTGTCCGGCGTGACGTTCGAGAAGCTGGGCCTGTGGGGATCCCTCGGGCTCGCGGCGAGTGTCGGCACGGCCACGTATGCGATTACGACGATGGCCCTCGAATTCACGGGGCTCGACAAAGCGATCGCGGGGGCGGTGGATTCGTGGTCAGGGTTCAACGAACAGCGCGCGGGCGCGGCGATGGATGTGCTGACCCGCGCGACGCAGATCGCCGGCCGGGAGATCAAAGACTTCGACACGGCGATGCAGATTATCAAGAAGCACAACCAAGAAGTCGCGGAGAGCTTCAACACCGGGGCGCAGCGTGTCGCCGATTGGAACCGGGAGATCGCGGCGCACAAAGCGGACATGCCGCAGATCACGGCGGAACTCAAGAACCACAGCTCCACGGTGCAGCAGCTGGCGCAGCATTACGGGATCAGTCGGGAAGCGATTGAGTATTACACCCAGCGCGCGACCGAGAACGCAAAGATCCTCAAAGGCTGGCACGAAGCCGAAGAAGCGCACATCAAAAAAGTCAACGCGGCGCAACTCGAATTGAACCAGGCCGGCGGCGGCTGGCGTGACACGCTCAAAACCATCGAGCCGGCGGCGGCGGCGACGGCGACGGCCTACATCGCGATGGGGCAATCCCTCACGACGATCGCGACGGCGGGGAACCTCTCGACGATTCAGATCAACGCGCTCGACAGAGCCTACAAGGAACAGCTCACGACGCTCGCCACCCTCGAACCTAAAACACAATCCCTCGATACCTGGATGCGCACGGTCGGCCAACAGTTCGCGGTCGCGGCGGAGAACGGCGATCAGTTCAAGACCATGCTGGAACTCACGGGCGGCACCGTCGATGCCGTCGTGCCGAAGCTGGAGAAGCTCGACACGGTGTTCCGGAGCGTCGCGATCGCGTCCGGCGTGTCACCGGGCATGGATCAGAAATCACCGGGGAACGCGCCCGTGCCGATCGCCACGGGGAACGTGACGTATCAGGGCGGGTTTGAAGCCGTGTTCGCGGAGTTTATGCGAAAGAACCCGAGCGGCGGCGCGCTCGGCGGCGCGTTCACGATGACCCCGCAAAAAGACTTCCTCACGTGGGCGCTCTCGATGGGCCTCGCGCAACGGGCGCCGACGATTACGAACACCTTCAACATGGTCGATACGCAGGACGGGCTCGCGCGCAAAGTGGGCACCACGATCGCTGATCAGATTCAACGCGGCTCGCTGGTGAACTAATGCCGATGATGCCGGCCGTCCTCGGCCCGAACACTCGCCTGAACAACTTTCGCCTGAACTATCTGACGGCGGATCAGGCGGCCGTGCGGCCGGGGCACATTCGGATCATTCTCGGCGGCATCGACATCACGCAGCCCGGCGCCCCCATGCGCGTGATCTACAAGTCGGCGACGATTCACGATCTGGTGTTCGATGCGCCGAACACGTGCGCGCTGAC